CAGCTTCAGTGGTGGAACCCGCTTAGCTCAACGGATACCCGTGATGTAATCAATGCTGAAATGAATGCAGCAAAGGCTCGTCAGGATCTTAGCCAAGCTAATCAGCAGGCTGGGTACAAAAAGGGTGGCAAAGCTAAAAAGCATGATGACGTTGCCGAAGACAAGGCTCTGATCAAGCGCATGGTCAAGCCTGAGGCCCGTACAGGTCGCAAGTCCGGCGGAGAAACCATGCATCACAAGGATTGCACCTGCCATATGTGCAGCGGCGGTCGCACGATGAAGTATGCAGGTGGCGGCGTTTTCTCCGGCAATTCCAAAGAAAAGAACCCCGGTGAAGTCGGCGGTCGCAAGGCTCACGCCAAAGGTGGCCGTACCAAGGGCACCACCACGATCAACATCGTGATGGCACCTCGCGGCGGTCAGGATCAGGCCAGCATGCCTAATGCTCCTGTGATGCCACCAAAGCCTCCTATGGGCGTTCCTGTGCCACCTCCGCAGATGGCAGGCGGCGCTCCTCAGATGCCTCCGCAGATGCCTCCGCAGATGCCCCGTGCTACCGGTGGTCGTACCGGCAAGATGGTCGGTGGTTCGTTGGGCAATGCCGGTGGCATGCAGCCAATGCAGCAGCCAATGCAGCAACCAATGATGGGCCAGCCTATGCAGCCGCCTATGGGTTACCCAATGCCTCGCAAGTCTGGTGGCCGTACCGGCTATCCGATTGATAGCGGCGCAGGCGGCGGCAATGCACGGCTCGAAAAGATCGAAGCCTACGGCCTAAAGCCACGCGGCAAATAAGTTTCTCTGGGCGGGGTTCGCAACCGCCCGGATGAGAGAGGACCGGACGCCTTTCCAGCCCCTTGGGGCGTCCGGTCTATCATTACAAGGGGTTAAAGAGGGCAATATGCAAACTACAGCAGCGAAATTCGCAAACGAATTGCGAAAGTTAATCGACGAAGAAGAGAAGAAGATCGTTAGCTACATCTCCACGGGGTACGTGGCCGATTATGCAACATACCAAAAATACGTGGGCATGGTTCAGGCCTTCCACGCGGTTCAGGAAATGTTTGATATCGCTCAAACCAGTGCGGAGAAATTCTAATGCCTCCTATGAAGATGACACATGCTGACAATTTTAAGGAAGATTTGTTGGCCAGCCTCGGCGATCTCAACGAAGTCGAAGTGTTTAACAACAACATCCTCGTCGCAATCTACATTCGTCCCAACAAAACCAAGTCCGGCATCATTTTGGCGGACGAAACGACCGAGCAAGACAAGTATCAGGGCAAAGTTGGCCTTGTCGTGAAGAAGGGGCCGTCTGCCTTTGAAGACGAAACCGGTCGTTGGTTTAAGGATGCGGACGTCAATGTAGGCGATTGGGTTGTGTTTCGCCCATCTGACGGCTGGTCTGTCGCCATTAATGGCCAGCCTTGCCGCCTTATGGACGATGTCGTGATCCGTGGGCGCGTAAAGCAGCCGGATTCAATTTGGTAAGGAGATAAAAATGGAAGACAATCAGGTAGAATTGGAGCTGGAAACAGCCCCAGAGGACGACATTGTCATCGTGGAGGCTCCAGAAGAGCCTGTTATCAAGACAAAACCCGAAATTACGGTCGATGATGGCATTGAAGCCCTTCGCCGTGAGCTTGAAGCCGAGAAAGCTGCCCGTCAACGTGCCGAACAGCAGGCTCGTGTAGCTACAAACGACAAGGCAGACAGCGATTTGCGGATGTTAAACACCGCAATCGAGACGGAAGGCCGCAATAAGGAGATTTTAAAGGCAAATCTTCGCGAAGCGGTGGCAAACGGCGACACTGACGCCCAAGCCGACATCCTGATGGCCATCAACCAGACGGAAAACAACCTTCGGCAGATTACTGAAGGAAAAAAGCACTACGAGGCGCAGATTAAAGCCCCCGTAGCCAACAAAGTAGAGGCATTGGCATCACAATTGACGCCAAAGTCGGCTGAATGGGTTCGCAACAACCCAGATGTGGTCAATGACGAGCGCCGTGCCAAGCGCCTTGAGAGGGCGCACTTCGACGCGCTCGATGATGGCATCCAGCCGGATAGTCCAGACTACTTCAACTTCCTTGAAAATCGCCTCAACATCAATAAAGCGCCCGTGCGTCAGGAAGCAGCCATGTCAGAAGCCTCGGAATCAACCTCGGGCCGTCGGGCATCTGCACCGCCTGCCGCACCTGTGTCCCGTTCTGGAACGGGCACCGGGGGTCGTCCAAACGTCGTCACTCTGTCCCGTGCCGAGCAGGAAGCTGCAAAAGACATGGGCATGACGCCGAAAGAATACGCCCAAAACAAAGTCGCACTCGTAAAATCCGGTCGGATGGCTGGTTAAGAAAGGAATATGGATATGAAGACGATTAAAGACGAAGGCCGTTTGTCATTGCGCCCGGCGGCACTGCATGAAGAGACTTCCGCCGAACGCGCCGCTCGGCGTGTTGCGGAACTCCGCGACCACAACAACGCCACGGTTGACGAAGGTTCCGATAAGTTTGCCACGCCGATCCCACCGGATGGCTGGTCATATGAGTGGAAAGTCAAGTCGGTCATGGGCTACGTTGACGCTGCATATCTGCAGAAGATGGCCCGTTCGGGCTGGGAGCCAGTCGATACGATGCGGCACCCAGACATGATGGCCCGTGGCGCTGTCGGCGCTATCGAGCGTGACGGCATGGTGCTCTGTGAGCGCCCTGCAGAAATCACGAACGACATCAAGGCTCGTGACCTTCGCAATGCACGGGCTCAGGTCCGCATGAAGGAAGGTCAGCTTGACCCGAAGGGCAAGGGTGGTTTGATCAGCCGCGAGGACGCTCAGGTGGCTCCGAAGATCACCAAGGACCACAATCTGTACGTTCCAGAGCAATAATAAAAAAGGGGGCTTCGGCCCCCTTTACTTATAGATGCAAGTGTGTCTATATTGCCATCCTCGCTCTCCCCCCGGTGTGGGAGATTAAAACAATGTCCGTTTCATAGTCGGCTCGGTGCGCGATGATGGAAACTCTCTGAAAGGAGAATCCCGTCATGGCCAATACCTTTGCGCCCTACGGTTTCTTGCAGTATCAGGGCGGAGCAGGCGGCGCACCGACGTTCGCACAATCCTCCCGCAAAATCGCTTCAGGTAATACCACGGCAGTTTTCACTGGCGATCCGGTAATGCCCGTCGTTAGCACAGCTAACGGTTACATCACGCAGGCCGCAGCCGGAACCACGGTTCTCGCCGGTATCTTTGTTGGTTGTAAGTATCTCTCGACCTCCCAGAAGCGCACCGTTTGGTCGTCTTATTGGCCGGGTTCGGATTGCTCTTACGACGTCGAAGCATATGTGATCGATGATCCAAACGCTCGTTTCGTTGTCCAGTCTTCCGGTTCAGGTTTCCCGATCACGGGTACGGCTACCGCCCAGACTTCTGGCGTCCAAGGCCAGTATGCCCAGTTCACCATCGGCACGGGTAACACCTCGACCGGTCGTTCTGGCGCTTACATCTCGGCTGTTGGCACCACGGTTACCTATCCATTCATCGTCGTTGATTATGCCACCTCGTTCGGCAACGGCGGCGATCCAACCACCCAGTATTGCAATTTGATCGTCGGCTTCAATAACGAAGTTTGGCGCACGAATGGCGCTGGCCCAACCGGTATCTCGTAAGGAGTAATTTATCATGGCTGTTAATCTCTCACAGATTAAAGACCTTTTGCTCCCCGGTCTCCGTGGCGTTGAAGGCAAGTACGAGATGATCCCATCTCAGTACGACAAGATTTTCACTAAGCACGATTCGAAGATGGCTTTCGAACGTACCGCAGAAATGCGCTACCTCGGCCTCGCTCAGCTTAAGAGCGAAGGTGGCCAGACGGCTTTCGATTCGGGCTCGGGTGAGCGTTTTGTGTACAACCAAGAGCACACTGAAATTGCTCTCGGCTACGCGATTACCCGTAAGGCAATCGACGACAACCTCTACAAGACCCAGTTCACCCCTTCGAACCTCGGCTTGATGGAATCTTTCCAGCAGACCAAGGAAATCTACGGCGCGAACCTCTTGAATACGGCAACGACCTACAATGCAGCGGTCGGCGGCGACGGTGTGGCACTCTGCTCCACGGCGCATCCTATCGATGGCGGTACGGTTGCCAACACCCCAACCACGCAGGTTGATCTTAACGAAGCCACCTTGCTGAATGCGATGATCGCAATCCGCACGAACTTCAAGGATCAGGCCGGTCTGAAGGTGTTTGCTCGTGGTCGCAAGTTGATTATCCCTCCTCAGTTGGAGCCAGTTGCAATCCGTCTTCTGAAGACCGAATTGCGTCCGGGTACTGCTGACAACGATGTCAACGCGCTCATGACAACTGCCGGTGGTCTTCCAGAAGGTTACTTGGTCAACGACTTCTTGACCTCGCCATATGCTTGGTTCTTACTTACCAACATTGACGGTTTAGCCTATATGGAGCGCGTAAAGTTCGAAACTGACATGCAAGTCGATTTTGTTACTGATAATCTACTTGTAAAGGGCTATGAGCGTTACTCGTTCGGTTACTACAACTGGCGTTCGATCTACGGTTCGTTCCCAACTTCGTAAGGAGAAGTTACTATGGCTGTAGACGCATTCACTGGTCCTTTCATCGCTTTTGGCCAAGCTGCCACAAGTGCTGATTACAACCCCGATATCGGCGGCTCGTCCCTGTTTTATGCAGGTGCAGGCTTCCTCGACCCACGCTTGCCTTACACCTATCTTCCGGGTGAAGCACAGTCGGCCATTGATTTTGGCTGGCTTGGGTTCGATAACATCACGACCTTGAGTGCGGTGCCTTATTCGGCGGCAGCGGCGGCGATTGTCGCCTCTGCCAACCCGACAAGTGCAACGCTCTCACTGGTTACTGCTAACTCCTCGACGACGGGTGTCTACTATTCCACGGTATTCACCCGTGCGGATACGGGCGCAACTGACTCAGTTCTGGCGCTCGATGCTTATGCATCGGTTACCGGCACGGTCGCCAACGGCATCTTGACGGTCACGACCTCGACCAACCAGATGCCAATCGGCCCGGGCATGGTAGTTCTGGCGACCACGGGTACGGTTTCTCAGGGAACTGCCCTTGGTTCGCAGGTTATCGCGCAGCTTACGACGACCGGCACCTATTCGACGGTTTCGCAAGGCACGACCGGAACCTATCAGCTTACCGGCAATCTGACTGCAACCTCTGGAACGGTCACCTTGGCCTACCAGACGCCAGCTCAGTGCGCCGTTCCAAACAACGCTCAGACGCCAAGCATGGCCAACTGGAGCCCACAGGCTCTTCTCGGTCGCGCTGTAAGCGTTACGGCGGCATCAGGCGCAACCTACACGACCGCAACGGTTAACGGCTACGATATCTACGGGTATCCAATGTCTGAAGCCATTACGCTCACTGCAGGTTCGGCTGTAAACGGCAGGAAGGCGTTTAAGTACATCAAGTCTGTGGTGCTTTCGGGCGGCACGGCTGATACGACCCACGCCTATTCGGTCGGTACTGCTGACGTGTTTGGTCTTCCACTTCGCTCTGATACGTTCGGTGACATCATTGTCAACTATGCAACCTCTTTGGTTGCCTCGACCTTGGTCACTGCTGCAACGGGCTATCTCCCCGCTGACCGTACCACGCCATCGGCAACGACGGCAGACGTTCGTGGAACCTACGCCGCTACCTCAAGCAGCGGTGCCAACAAGCTGATCGTTCGTCAGTCCCCGCAGGCCTACATGGCTCCGTATACCACGGGTCTGTTTGGCTCAACCCAATACTACAACTTCTAAGGAGTGAGCCATGAAGGGTCACAAAGGACATCACCACGGCCATATGGAAGCCGGTGTGCATCACAAGCATCCTCGTGCAGAGCACAAGAAGGGTGGCAAGGTAGAATCGCCTATGGAAGGTCATTGGGCTTCTGACGAAGCTCCACATGACGTCTATGAAGGCGGCAATTCTAACGTCGTCAAGGAAGCCGACAAGCGTAAGGCTGGCGGCAAGGTAAAGAAGCACGTCGGTCACCACGAAGGCCACAAGGCCGAGCATCGTATGGACCGCGCCCCACGCAAGTCGGGTGGCCGCGCTTCAGGTTCGAACATGAACCCTCTCTCATCTGCTCACCACGGCATGGAACCTAAGGGTCACCATTCGTATGAGCCAGAAGAGCACGGCAAGTAAAAAGCTGAGGGGGCTTCGGCCCCCTCTTCTCTCTCTTGGAGTTTACAATGACCGCTGCATGGACGCGTTCTGAAGGTAAATCACCCTCCGGCGGCCTCAATGAGCGAGGCAGGGCATCGGCCCGTGCAGAAGGTCATCACCTAAAAGCCCCGACTAAAGACGCAGATAATCCGCGTCACGAGAATTTTTGCAGCCGCATGACGGGGATGAAGCGCAAGCTCACCGGTGCTGCTGCGGCACGTAAAAAAGGCAAATAATCATGACCACCTTTACATCAACGGGCGCTGTCAACCAGTCAATCACCCGCACGGGTCGCAATGAACCGTTTGAACTACAGGTAGCTCGTAGCCAGATTACGCTTCACAACGTGGTCAACATTTTTGGCTATCAGGCCTCTGTAACGACTACCAGCATCCCAGTCTGGGAAAATGCATCTACTTATACCTACCCAACCTCTGCCTTAACGATGACATATGCCAGCTCGGCATCTGAAACCTTGACCATGACGGTTACTGGTTTGGATGCGAACTACGCTGTCGTGACCGATACGGTGACATTCTCCGGCGGCACTTCCGGTACGGCCACCAACGGCACGGCATTCTTCCGCATCAACAGCATGATTGTCACCAGCGTTGCAACGCTTGGCAATTCAAATGTTGGCACGATTACGGCTAAGAACGGCGGAACGACCTATGCACAGATTGCTATTGGTGTCGGTAAGACACAGATGGCAATTTATACGGTGCCAGCGGGTTACTCGTTCTTCTTGAACCGCATTGACGTGTTTGCATCTAACCCATACACATCTTCTAACAACCTGACTTTTACTAACTGGCAGCAAAATGCCAATTCCAAGGTCGCGCTCAACGTAGCGCAGTCGCCATTTACCAGCATCTTGGACATTCATCGGCAATATCCGCTGATTTATACGGAAAAAACAGACATCCAGTTCCGCGTTAATACAAACGCCGGAACTTATGCTGTCGGCGCATTTGGT